GAGTACAGCTGTCCACAAAGTCATCGTGCGTTGATTCTGGGAAGGAACAGATCTGGCTCACGAACCCTTCCGCCCAGTCCCGCACATAGCCCTTCTTCGCCGTGCTCTCGGGGATGTACACACGACGGTGCGCGATGATGTTCGCCACAATCGAGAGTCGCTGTATCTTGTCCGCCTTGCCGGGGTTGTAGGCTCTCACCGGCAGGTGTGCCCGCTGCAAGTCTTGGATCAGAGAGATGCCAGCAGCCTTGTCTTCAATAAGCACCAAGTCAACCTTCTTGCCCCCTGTAAAGTTTCCTCGGCCCTCTTCCTCGGGGTCAGCGCCATACGACACCTTGAACTCTTCGATAACCTTCGGACGGAGATCCGGGTACTGCAGATGGTCTTGCCACGCATCGATGAGCATAACAGCCATCGGGCCGTCTTCGGGCTTAAAGACGCCCCACGTCGTTGCAGCCGTCGGGTCATTGATCGTCTTCTCCGTGTAGGCGCAGTCATACGACTGCAGGATGTACTCGAACTTCGGAAAGGGCTTGTTCGCAGGCCAGAGCTTGAACATGTCCCGCTTCACGATGCCGCCCTCTTCCGGGTCTATCAGCTCAGCGTAGATCTCCTGCCGCCCGAGCTTGGTGCCCTCGTACTGAAGGATCTGCTTCTTGAAGTTGTCCGCTAGGTTGTCGAGGTTCTGGTAGGTCGAGGCGGTCACCATCGCCACATCGTCCCCGTCCCGCTCCACCAGCTCGAGGATCAAGTCTTTCGGCCTCGGGGTCGTCGTGCAGATCAGCCGCACCTTCTTACCCAGACGCAGGCCGAACTGCATCATATCCCACGCTTCTTGCAGGTAGTCCCACGCCGCCAGCTCATCGCACCAGCCGCCGTGGAACTGCGGGCCGCGGAAACGCTCGGGCTCGGACGCCGGGATGCCCTTGATCAGCGAGCCGTTAACCAGCGTCAGCTCGTGCAGCGCCTTGTTGTAGTCCTTGATCAGGATCGAGGGGATGACAGACAGCAGGCCAGAGTCACCCTCGAAGCAGGTCGAGCGAACGTCTGAGGATGTCGGTGCGGCGACCACCCAACGGGTGTTGGGCGCTTCCCAAGCCCACCAGCCGAGCTGCTCAGCCGCGGTGCGTGTCTTGCCTGCGCCACGGCCTGCGAGCATCAGCCAAATGTCCCACCAGTCCCCCGACGGCAGGATCTGATAGTTATGGGCGGTCAGCAGCCAGTTGGTGCGCCACTCAAAGGCGGCACGATACTCAGGCGGCAGCTTGGCGTACTGCGCCCGGGTCTCGGGGTCTTTGAGGATCTCGACTAAGTCGCTCATCGGCGCAGCTTCAGGTAGATAGCAATCAGCATCATGGCGCAGCAGGCTTCAGGCTTGCCAGCCACGCCGAACATCAGGGCTACTAGCACCGATAGGAACTCAGCCGCATACAGGGCGATCTCTGGGAACTCCAGCAGCTCGCGCTCTTTGATCGCCATCAGCTCAGCCTTACGCTCAGCGATGCGTCGCCTTAGTTCTTCTGCTACGTCCACGGGCCGTTAGCCTTCCTGCGGCGCTCAGCGGGCGACAGCGAGTCGAGCTCAGGGTTGCGCATCACCTTGTAGGCTTTGGACTCGCCAGCCTCAGAGCCGATGATGTAGCCCATCACCATGCCAACCAGCATGGCAAACAGGCACGTCAGTATCCAAAAGAATGTCACCATAATCTTCTCCGGCACTGGTCGGCGGTCAGGTCGGGCCGTAGCTCTGGGGTCTTGCAGGCTGGGCGAGGCGGCATGTGCAGGGTCACCACCGCAAACCATACCGACAGTACCGCAACCGCGGTCAGGTAGATTGCCAGCAGGATGATCTCGACCCTCTCCATTCATTTCCTCATCGGCTCGCGGTAGGAACTCTTCTCGGTGGACTTGTAGGGGCTCTCGCTCTTGCGCTCAAGGCATGGCCTGCAGATCCAGCGCATTACCGACCCCCGCCGCTGCATCTCCCCTTCAGCCCTCTGCGTTTGGCAGGAGGTGCAGAATCTCATCTCTTGGATTGCTTGGTTAGCTCGATGTTCTTCAGGACGGCGTCGAAGATACCCGTGTCGACTTTCATCTCGAGCGGGTTGTCAGCGTCCCCAGCGACGATCTGGCGGTCGCCGTACTTCTTAGGCTTCAGCTTAGCCGCTACCCACTTGCGGGCGTCTACGCGGTTCTTCTGCCATGTCACCCAGCCACTATCTGTGCGGCTTATGCCCTTGTCATCAACGATCTCTTGAGGGGGCTCATCAGCAATAGCATGTATCTCATCAGCGAGTGTGTCTGCCTGCTCTTCCCTTGCTCTCGCGTAGTTATCCGAGAATTGCTTATTCTGCAACAGCCAAAGATACACAGTGCTGTGTACTGGCATTCTGTCTTCCATGCAGATTTGGCGTAGGGATTCGCCGCAACTGATCCTTGTACAGATCTCTGCGGCTATAGCGGGGTCGTACTCTGTCTTCCTACCAGCCCGCTTCTTTGGGGGCTTTGCTTGCTCGGCGGCAACTGTGGCGTCATCAGACATATCTCAGTCTCTCTCTTGCCTGTTACTAGGTGAATAGTTTCTTCAGGAACTCTGCCGCGGCTCCCGGGCCTAGCAGCACCATAATCATTACGCCATAGATCAGCATCTCAATGCGGATCATCCGCTGGTCGCCCTTTTCAAGGCGCTTCTCGATAGCCTCATAGCGGGCATTTGATAGCGCCTCATGTACTGCGAAGCGCGTCTCTAAGTCCTTGTCCATCTCAGTCATAACCCCTGATGGTTTTGCGGGCCTTCTTGACTGTGCCGCCACGCTTCTTCTCGTAGTCGGTCTCGGGCTTCATACCCAAACCCTCTTTGTAGGCGCGACCATAGTTGCGGGCGCCCTTACCGAGGTTATCAACGAACTCAGCCGCCTTTTCTTTGGCGGCTGCTACATAGTCTTTATCCGGGTCAAGGCCTAAGCCAGCCTTGTACGTCTTACGATAGTCTTCGGCAAACTCTTGCAAGTCGTCAACTATTCCCTTGCTCTTCGGCATCTTCTTTCCCCTCAGCAACTGGGAGCTGTGGCATTGCCTGCACCCGGATGTTGTCGATCATTGGCGCCGCTTGATTGAAGGGCAGAGCCCCAAGCAGTGTCAATAAATGATTAACCTCTTCGAGATTGTATTGCAATGTAATACGAATGTCTTGGTTTTCCATGCTGTCCTCTTATTGTTAGGGGTAGTCGGTACTCGCTGCACTGGTTGCGCTGGCCCGTAAGGTACAGACCACCAGCATCCGCTTTCCCAACTGGTATGGAGACCGACTCTGCTCCGCAGGTTCCAGTCTACGGGGTCGGGGGTAGTGACCAGCCGATCTCCATGCCACTTGGCGCTCTACGCAAACGGCTGAGCTGCCGATCCTTGACGCTCATTGTTATGGGATTGCGCTTCCCCAATGAGTCGTCAGTCTACAGACTTTTTGTCATCCACGAGGCCCATCGCATACTCCGCGATTTCCCGGATACTCGCCGTGCAAGTACCGTCAGCTAAGATGTCCTCCAACGCGCTCATCAGGATCATCCGCTTGCAATGCTCATCATACGCAGCGTCAGCCAGATTATCGAACTGTGTTTCCATTCTATTAAGAACCTTGTAGTCGTTGTCGCCAATGTCAACCACGATCATCTTGCTGCCCAGCTTCAAAGTTTCAGTCATGTCGTATCTCGGTGGTGCCCGGCTTTCGCCGGGCGGATTAATCAGAAGCTGAAGTCGTGGTACTTCTCGCGGTCACCCAGATATAGGTTGCCGCTTGGCGCATTGTTCAGGCGACCAGTCTCAGGGTTACGAACCTGCTGCACCCACTGACCCTTCTTGTTCTTGCGGTAAATGCGCTTGTAGTTCTCAGGGTTCTGGGTGTACTCGTAGACTTGGCTTTCGCTCATGCCGTTGCCGTCTACGCGCTTGTAGTCGTCGTCCTGAACCACGATGTACCGGCCCTTCATGTTGACTTCCACTACGGTCGCTGGGCTGCGGTCAGTCCAGTAGCAGATGGTGGCGGGCATACCAACATACGGCTCA